TTTGACTTATACAAGAAAGAAAGAGTTAGAGTTGCTGGAATTGATACGCCAGAGAAAAGAACAAGAGACTTGGAAGAGAAGGCATTGGGAATAGATGCTACTAATTGGTTAAAAGATAAATTAGAGGAGACTATTGCTGGTGAAGAGGAACTCACAATCAGAACCGAACTTAAAGGGGGCATGGGTAAGTATGGTCGTCTTCTTGGGTGGTTGTATATTGGCGAGAGTACTGTTTCCATAAATGAGGAAATGATTGGTGAAGGGTATGCATGGCCTTATGATGGTGGATCAAAACAAAAAAACTTTGAAGAACTACGAGAACTTCGTAGAGCTCGTGGTACATTAATGGAGGGCTAATGGCAGCTTATTGGTTAGCACATCAACTCACAGTTGAATTTATGGAAACTGAAAAAAAAGTAAATGACATTCATTACTGGAGGTCTGAATACATAGATATTGCAAGACATCGATTAAAACCTAGACAGATAGAATTATTAGAAAAAGGTCCTGATAGTTTATCTGCTAGTTGGTTATTGATGGGTATGTATGCTGATTGGAAACGTATCAAAGGTTATAAAGAACCAGAACCACCTGATTGTCAATCATCATTTAAAGAATGGAATAGTAAGTATGACGAGTAGTGTTTATCTAGGTAATCCCAATCTTAAAAAAGCCAATACACCTATAGAGTTCACTGAAAAACAGGTTATTGAATTTGTTAAATGTAAGGATGATCCAATATATTTTGCTAGAAAATATATAAAAATAGTCTCTCTTGATGAGGGTCTAGTACCTTTTAGTATGTACGACTTTCAAGAAAAGATGGTCGAGAAGTTTCATAAAAATAGATTTAATATTGCTAAGCTACCTCGTCAGACTGGTAAATCTACAACTGTTATTTCATATCTTTTACATTACATTATTTTTAATGATAATGTTAATATTGGTATACTAGCAAACAAAGCTTCTACATCTAGAGAACTATTATCTAGATTGCAACTTGCATATGAAAATTTACCTAGATGGATGCAACATGGTATTTTAGCATGGAATAAAGGTAATGTAGAATTAGAAAATGGAAGTAAGATATTAGCTGCTTCTACCTCTAGTTCTGCTGTTCGAGGTATGTCATTTAATATTATATTCTTAGACGAATTTGCTTTCGTACCAAATCATATAGCAGAACAATTCTTTAGTTCAGTTTATCCTACTATATCATCTGGTCAAAAAACTAAGGTTATAATTATATCAACTCCGAATGGAATGAATATGTTCTACAAGTTATGGCATGATGCTGAACGTGGTAGAAATGAATATAAAACAACAGAAGTTCATTGGAGTCAAGTTCCTGGCAGAGATGCTAAATGGAAAGAACAAACGATTGCAAACACATCTGAAAGACAGTTTGTACAAGAATTTGAATGTGAGTTCTTAGGATCTGTTGATACTCTTATAGCACCATCAAAATTAAAAGTGATGGCATATGATGATCCTCTGATAAGAAATAAAGGTTTAGATATCTATGAACATGTTGTACAAGATCATAATTATATACTTACAGTTGATGTTGCCAGAGGTGTGTCGAATGACTATTCAGCATTTACTTTAATTGATATAACAACTATTCCATATAAGTTAGTAGGTAAGTATAGAAATAATAATATTAAACCAATAGTATTTCCAAATATAGTTCACGATGTTGCAAAGAATTATAATATGGCATATATTATGGTTGAGGTTAATGATATTGGTGGACAGGTAGCAGATATACTACAGTTTGATATGGAATATGAAAATCTATTAATGTGTGCTATGAGAGGTAGAGCTGGTCAATTAGTAGGACAGGGATTCTCTCACAAGTCACAGTTAGGTGTAAAAATGACATCTACTGTTAAGAAAACAGGATGTTCTAACCTTAAAGCATTGATAGAGGATGATAAGTTATTAATACCCGATTATGATATCATTGCAGAACTTACAACATTCATTCAAAAGAAACAATCATTTGAAGCAGAAGAAGGTTGTAATGATGACCTTGCTATGTGTCTCGTAATATTTGCATGGTTATGTGTTTCAGATTATTTTAAAGAGATGACTTCTGATGATGTCAGAAAAAGAATTTTTGAAGATCAAAGAGAATCAATAGAAGAAGATATGGCTCCTTTTGGATTTATTTCAGATGGATTGGAAGAAGATACATTTGTAGAGAAGGAGACAGGTGATGTTTGGAAGGTTGATGAATATGGACAGAAGGGTGGAGGAATCGATTACGATAACTCATTTATGTGGAATTATAAGTAATGGATCTTGATACAGAATTTGAACTAGAACATTTACTTTTTAAAGAAAGAAAATGTAGAGTTTGTGGAGAGAAAAAAAATTTAATTGAAGACTTTTATTTAACTCGTAAGAATAGAAAACCATTTGCATCAGCATATTCTTATGAATGTAAGTTATGTACTGTAGAAAGAGTAGTATCAAGTAGAAAGAAAAATAGACCTAGACCTTTACCTCCATACTTAGCAGACTATCCAGACTGGTAGTATGTTCACGTGCTGTTTCCCCGTTTGAAAGTTAGTAATCAATAAATAATAATGAGAAATAAATCTCATAGAGGTAATAAAACATGGCGTTTGCTTCACCTGGCGTAAGCATTAAAGAGGTTGACTTAACAGCAACCATTAATGTAGCTGACCAGAATATTGGTGTTATAGCTATCGCAGCACAAAAGGGACCTACAGACGAGGTAACTTATATAAGCAGCGAAAGAGAATTAGTGGATATCTTCGGAAGTCCTGATGAGTATAATTATGAATCTTGGTTTGCAGCTGCAACTGTTATACAGTACGGTGGTATCGCAGCAATAATTAGACCTGCTGGAGGAGAACCTGCTTCTGGTTCAGACTTGGCTCTAAGGACTGCTAATGTCGATGCTGACGGAACTACATCTGGTACGATATTAATTAATAATCAATCAGATTACGAAGAAAATTACGGAACTACTACTGCATTTACTTTTGCAGCAAAGTATGCTGGAACGTTTCATAATGGTATTAAAGTCGTAATGACTGACGTTGGTGCTCATCAACGAGTTACCGTTACTCCAGCTGCTACAGGAATAACTGGTGTAGACACAATCAGTGCTGCTGATAGTTCAAGAACTGCTGGAACATACACAATCGGTGCTTCAGATTACAGTGCTCAAGGATCTGGTACTGGTGCTACTTTCTCTATTGTAATTAATAGTTCTGGGGCTGCTACTGTAACAGTTACAAGTGCTGGTTCTGGTTATGTAATAGACAATACAATCACTGTTACCGATGCAAAACTCGGTGGTGGTGGAGGTGCATCATTAACATTTGATGTTTCTGCTGTTGGTGCTGCAATGCAAGGTGCAGGGCAATTCCTTAAGTGGGGAACTTCACCTAGTGAATATTATGCTACTGTTTATAGTAATGACGGTACTGACACATACAGTTTAACTTTATGGGATACCACAAAGAGAGTTGCAGTAGGTACAGTTCTTAAAGATCAAGGTGGTGTAACAATCGCAACTGTTAGTGCAATCGAGAGTAATGATGTTTACTCTGGATTAGAATATGACACTGGTAAGAAATGGGTTTCAATTGCTCCTCAACCAGGCACTTCACCATATACAAAATCTCGTAGTGGTAGATTTGATGAGTTTCACATTGCATTAATTGACTCACTAGGAAATGTAACTGGAAATCCAGACACATTAATTGAGACATTTACATTTGTATCTAAAGCAAAAGATGCTAAGAGTACAGAAGGTACTGTTTCATACTGGAGAAAAGTTTTAGAAAGTCAATCATCATACTTGTATGGTGGTCAAGATGATCTTATTCAAACTTCTGACAAAACAGTAATTGAATTAGGAACTGGTTCAAACTCCACTGGTGCAATTGGAAACAATGCATCGGGTACAACTTTCCCAATCCTTAACTCAGTTGTAACTCAAACTTTAGGTTCTGGTGCTGATTACAATTGGGCGGGTGCTTCTGCTACAATTAACAGTGCTGTAGAAACAAGTTATGATTTAGTAAGTGACCCAGAAGAATTTGGTGATATAGACTTCTTAGTGCCAGGCAAGATTACTGGAACTGTTGCAGCAAAACTAATTGCTATTGCAGAATCAAGAAGAGACTGTATTGCAGTTATTTCACCACAAAGAACTGACGTTATTAATTCAAGTACTTCTACTAAGAAGACTGATAATATTGTTAATTTCTTTAACACAATTGCGAGTTCAAGTTACGCAATCTTTGACTCAGGTTATAAGTACGTTTACGATAAGTACAATGATACTTACCGTTATGTTCCATGTGCAGCAGATGTTGCTGGACTATCTATTAGTTCAACAATCAATTCAGAGACTTGGTTCTCTCCTGCTGGATATAATAGAGGTAACTTGAGAAATGCAGCTAAACTTGCTTACTCACCTAGAAAATCTGAAAGAGATAGATTATATACCGCAAGGGTTAATCCTATTGTAGCATTCCCTGGCCAAGGGGTGGTACTATTCGGTGATAAAACTGGACTTTCATCCCCATCCGCTTTCGATAGAATTAACGTTCGCCGTTTATTCATCGAACTCGAAAAGAACATCGCAAGATTCTCAAAATTCCAACTCTTTGAGATTAATGATGAACTCACTAGATCCTCATTCAAAGGAGCTATTGATCCATACTTGAGGAATGTACAAGGTCGAAGAGGTATCTACGATTTCTTAGTTGTCTGTGATGACAGCAACAACACCGCTGATGTCATTGATCGCAATGAATTTCAAGCTGAGATTTACATCAAGCCCGCACGCTCGATTAACTTCATTACTATTACCTTCGTTGCTACAAGAACAGGTGTTTCTTTCAATGAATTAATTGGTTAATCTTTATAAAAAACACACAGAGGTATAAAAAACCATGGCAAAAGGTATATCAGAATTTAAATCGAAACTAGTGAAGGGCGGCGCCCGCCCCAATCTGTTTCTAGTCCGTCTTAACTTCCCTTCATTACAAGGAGTAGTTGATATCGGAACAGATTCGAGTAAAGCTGCTACCGAAACTGCGGAATTTATGGTCAAGACCGCACAGATTCCTGCTTCAAGTCTCGGAGTAATAGAAGTTCCTTATAGAGGACGTATGTTAAAAGTTGCTGGAGATAGGACATTTGAGCCTTGGTCAGTAACAGTCATCAATGACGGTGAGTTTAATATCAGAAAGGCATTTGAAAAATGGTCTAGAGGTATTAACGCACATACAGAAAACGTTGGTCAACTCGGTTACGGAGCAGATGGTGGAGAGTCATATTGTAGAGATATGACTGTTTATCAACTTAGTCGTGATGGACAGAAACCAAGTAAGACACCATCTAACATAGAAGCTCCTGGCGTTGATGGATTGGATGTAGTCCGTGCATATCGTTTCTACGATTCATGGCCTTCTTCACTCTCAGCGATTGATCTTTCATATGAATCTAATGATCAGATTGAAGAATTTACTGTTGATTTTCAGTATAATTACTTCGAGGTTACAAAGTCGTCTTTGGAAGCCTGATAAATAGGATTGAATAGAAAGATAATCCCTTTATAATATGGCAGAACTATTTGGATTCAGTATAAAAGACAGGAAGAAAAAGGCGAAAGTATATTCTCCTGCTCCTCCTGATAGTGATGATGGCACCTCGGCAGTAGCCGCTGGTGCCTATTTTGGTCAATACTTGGACCTTGATGGCGTTGGTAGACATAATAATGATTTTGAATTTATTCGTAAGTATAGAGAAATAGCATTACATCCAGAAACGGATACAGCAATTGATGATATTATAAATGAATCTATTAGTAGTGATCTAGACTATGCTCCTGTAGATGTAGAATTATCAAATTTACAAGCTAGTGACAAGATTAAGAAAAAAATTAGAGAAGAATTTAAACATATAATTAGACTTTTAGATTTTGATAAAAGAGCTCATCAGATATTCCGTAGATGGTATATTGATGGTAGAATTTTTTATCATAAATTAATTGACTTTGATAAACCAGAAGAAGGTATCAAAGAATTAAGATATATTGATGCACTTAAAATTAAAAAAGTAAGAGAAGTTAAAAAAGATAAGAAAGATGCTGGAGTATCTGTAAGCACTGGCATGAAGTTAGACTATGGTGAAACAGTTGATTATTATCTTTATTTCCCTAGAGGATATAAGGGAAGTGATACTAATGCGATTAAAATTGCAGATGACGCAATTTCTTATGTACCATCAGGTATACAAGATCACAACAGAAATATGGTTTTATCGTTCTTACACAAAGCGATTAAATCAGTCAATCAACTTCGTATGATTGAGGACTCTCTTGTTATATACAGAATATCAAGAGCTCCAGAACGTAGAATATTCTATATTGATGTAGGTAACTTACCCAAAATGAAAGCGGAACAATATCTCCGTGAAGTCATGGGTCGTTACAGAAACAAACTTGTTTACGATTCATCTACTGGTGAAATTAGAGATGACAGAAAACATATGAGTATGTTAGAAGATTTCTGGTTGCCTCGTAGAGAAGGTGGTCGTGGAACAGAAATTACTACTCTTCCAGGCGGACAAAATCTTGGTGAACTAGAAGACGTTAAGTATTTTCAGAAGAAATTATATAAGTCATTAAATATCCCACTCTCAAGACTAGAACAGGAATCTTCATTTACTATAGGTAGAACAAATGAGATTACTAGGGATGAATTAAAATTTGCTAAATTTGTTGCTCGTTTAAGAAAGCGTTTTTCAGAATTATTCTTAGATATGCTGAAGACTCAATTAATACTGAAGGGTATTCTTACTCCAGATGATTGGGAAGAGTTAAAAGAAGATATTCAATTTGATTTTATCTTTGATAATCACTTCACAGAATTAAAAGACACTGAGATGTTGACTGAAAGATTAAATGCAGTCAATATGGTGGAACCTTTCCTCGGTAAATATTATTCTGTCGATTATGTACGCAGGCAGATACTCAAACAAACTGAAGATGAAATTGAAGAAATAGATGCACAAATAGAAAAAGAAAAAGAAATGGGAATTATTCAAGACCCAATGGCAGCAATGGATGCCATGGGTGGTGAAGAGGGAGAAATGCCACCAGAAGGTGACGGAGCTGGTTCTGGAGGGTCAGATTTAGACTCCGCATTTTCCTCCATGATATCCCCAAACGATTACGGTAAGGGCGATATCTGATAAATAATAGTTGTAATACATGATTTTTTATTATGCCCGAATCTGAAGTAGCTCCAAATTCATCAACGGATGAAATTATAAACGACCCGATTATAGCAGATATCTTAAACAAAGATCATCATAATGCGAACGAGAAAATTTATAATCAGTTGTACGGAAAGAGCGCTGAATATATCACTGCGAGAAAAGCTCAGATTGCAAAAACCATGTTCAATGGTCCTGATCAAGAGCAACCCGATACGGATGCTTACGATAAGGTAGAACCCATTGTTCAAGTGGACACTAATCAAAGTGATGAATCTGAACCTAGTGAAACTGTAAACACAGACGAAACAGAACATGAAACTGATAGCTGAAGAAATCGTTGAGGTTAATTTTTTAACCGAAGACAACGGTGGTAAAACAAGTCATTTTATTGAAGGTGTATTTCTTCAAGGCGAAATAAAAAATCGCAACGGAAGAATGTATCCAATAGATACTTTGCAGCGTGAAGTTGATACTTATAATGAGAGTTACGTTTCAAAAGGTAGAGCTCTAGGAGAATTAGGTCATCCTGATGGCCCACAAATTAATCTAGACAGAGTATCACATAAAATTGTTTCCTTGAGACAAGAGGGTAATAACTTTATCGGTAAAGCGAAAATCCTTGAAACTCCTATGGGTAAGATTGCTAAGAACCTTCTAGATGAAGGAGTAAAACTTGGTGTATCATCCAGAGGTTTAGGTTCAATTGAAAGGAGAGGTGATATGAATGTTGTTAAAGACGACTTCATGTTAGCTACCGCCGCTGATATTGTTGCGGATCCATCTGCCCCAGATGCTTTTGTAGAAGGTATCATGGAAGGTAAAGATTGGGTATGGAATAGTGGTTGGGAAGAATCACAAATTGCCGCCGTAAAAAGGGATATTGACAACGCAAGTGTTGATCAATTAACGGAGAAAAAGTTAAAAGCTTTTGAAAACCTACTCCGTAACCTAAAACTTTAATAAATATTATTAGAAAATACACATTTTCCAAAGAGGATTTTCCAAATGGCTGTTGACGTTAAAGAAAAAGAAAAAATAGAGGAGTCAAATCCTATCACCAAAAACGCAGAAGCGGGTGATAAGGCTCCAAAAACATTGACCGATCCTACTCCAGGCCAATCTGGTAGCGCTGATGATCTCGGCGGCCCAGTAGTTGTACCTGACGATCCTAAGTCAATCGGTAAAAAAGCTGCCGCTGCTGCTAAATTTGAAGGAGATAAGTCTATTAAGGCAAAACCTTCTAAAGCATCTGGTAAGGTTGCCGAAGAAGTAGAGGAGACAGAAGAGATTACAGTTGACGTATCTCAAGATGTTAACGCACTTCTACAAGGTGAAGAACTCAGTGAAGAGTTCCAAAAAAAGGCTGCTACGATTTTTGAAGCCGCTGTAAAAGCAAAAGTCGTTGAGCAAGTCGAAAAGTTTGAGAGTGACTACGAAGAAAAACTTGCAAAAGAAGTTGAGTCCGTAAAGGAATCAATGGAAGCAAGAGTAGATGCTCATTTAGATTATGTTGCCGAACAATGGGTTAAAGAGAACCATCTCGCCATTGATTCAGGCCTTCGCAATGAAATCACAGAAGAGTTCATCACTGGTTTGAGGAACCTCTTTAGTGAAAATTACATTGATATCCCAGACGACAAATATGATGTTCTAGAAGGAATGACAGAACAGATTGATGAAATGGAAGGTAAACTCAATGAACAGATCGAAAAAAATGTTGAGCTAAATAAAGCACTTGGACAGTATATTAAAAATGGAATTGTAAGTGAAGTGTCCGAAGGTCTTGCTCAAACACAAAAAGAGAAGTTTAACTCCTTAGTTGAGAGTGTAGAGTTTGAAAGTGAAGAATCTTATCGTGAAAAAGTAGGTACTCTTAAGGAGAGTTATTTCCCTAAGAAGCCTGTCACGCAAAGTGAAGATCTGGCGGAAGAACAAAAGGAAGACCAACCTTTAAACGGTCCGATGTCTGCATACGCAGCTGCGATTGATCGTTGGAAGTAAGTTTCCTTCTAAATAATAAAGATTCCAAACAATTAAACTAACTTACGGAGTTATAGTTAACATGTACAATTCGGAAAAACTTCAAGAAAAGTGGAAGCCCATACTGGAGCACACTGGTCTTGAGGACGTAAAAGATAATCATAGAAAAGCTGTTACAGCTATTCTATTAGAAAACCAAGAAAAATTCCTTCGTGAAGAGCGTTCAGTTCTTTATGAAGATCCTACAATGAGTGCTGGTACAGGTGGATTCAGTGGTTCTGCTGCTGGTGCAGGTCCTGTTGCTGGTTTTGACCCTGTTCTTATCTCATTGATAAGAAGATCAATGCCTAAGTTAATGGCATATGATATCGCTGGTGTACAACCAATGAGTGGTCCTACTGGACTTATATTCGCAATGCGTGCTCATCGTGGTACAGACAGAGATGGTAACGGTGCAACACCTAACGTGTTTACCAATGAAACTTTCTATGATGAAGTTCCATCTGGTTTCTCTGCTGGTGGTGGTGCATACTCTGCTGCAACTGGTGAAGCTGCAACAAACCCATCAGTTCTTAACGCTGCATCTCCTGGCAACTATGCTGCTACAGGTGGTATGAACACTGCAACCCTTGAGGGTCTTGGAGATAACACAGGTGCTTTCAGAGAGATGTCATTCTCTATCGAGAAAGTAACTGTTGAAGCGAAAGCACGTGCGCTAAAAGCTGAGTACAGTTTAGAACTTGCTCAAGACTTGAAAGCAATTCATGGTCTTGACGCTGAGACTGAACTTGCGAACATCCTCTCAACAGAGGTTCTTGCTGAAATCAACCGTGAAGTTGTGAGAACTATCTACGTTGTTGCTAAGCCTGGTGCTCAGTCCAACGTTGCAAACAGTGGTTCATTCGACTTAGACGTTGACAGTAATGGTCGTTGGTCAGTTGAGAAGTTCAAAGGACTTATCTACCAGATTGAACGAGATGCAAACGCAATCGGTCATGAGACTCGTAGAGGAAAGGGTAACTTCATCGTCTGTTCTGCTGACGTTGCTAGTGCTCTTAACATGGCAGGTGTATTAGATTACACTCCAGCTCTTTCTACAAGTGGTACTCCAGACGATACTGAGTCAACTTTTGCTGGTGTTCTTAACGGACGCATCAAGGTTTATGTTGATCCATATTCTGCTAACATTTCAGATGATCATTACTACGTTATGGGTTACAAAGGTTCTAGTGCATATGATGCTGGACTTTTCTATTGCCCTTACGTTCCTCTCCAAATGGTGAGAGCGATTGGTCAGGACACATTCCAACCAAAAATCGGATTCAAGACTCGTTACGGAATGGTATCAAACCCATTTGCTGGTGGAACTACTCAAAGAAGTGGTGCTTTAACTGCAAATGATAACGTATACTACAGACGTACAAGAGTTCTTAACCTAATGTAAGTCAAGTTACATATTTCTAAAGAGACCCACAAGGGTCTCTTTTTTTGTCTAAATAGTTAAAAAAGTTCAATGTCAGCTAATTTTGTATCTAATCCTAATAGTCCACAGAATTTTCTGTCGGGGATTGGATTCCAATTTCAATTACAAAAACTTCCTAATGTTGCTTTTTTCTGTCAGTCAGTAAATGTTCCAGGCATGAATTTAGCAACTGCAATGCAGGCTACTAGATTTAATACAATTCCGCAACCAGGCGATGAAATAAATTTTGATGATTTACAAATAAGATTTTTAGTAGATGAAAAATTAAATAATTATACATCGTTACATAATTGGATTCGTGGTCTAGGTCATCCAGGCTCAGGTCAGGATAGAGAAACATATCTAACAGGAGAAGATTATGATGAGATGTCTTACTCTGACGGAAGTTTGTTTATCTTAGATTCTAATTTTAAACACAAATTTGAAGTTAAATTCAAAGACTTATTTCCAGTTAGTATCGGTGGATTAAGTTTTGATAGTGGATATACAGATACAGAATATTTTTCCGCAGACGCAGTTTTTAAATATACCATTTATGATATAATAGATCTAAGTAAATCTTCACTTGTTGCAGCGGAAAATGAAACTGTAACAATTGCAAACAATGTAAGTGGTTCACTTTCATCTGGTACAGATTTAATTTTAACATACACATCATCCAATGCAAGATTCTTGGTGATTGATAATGGAGTAGGAACTGTACCTCTAGACAATGGAACAAAAACTATTCCGTATGCTACAGTAAAAGCTGCAGCACCAGGCGGTAGTATTACATACACAATTACCGCAACAGGTTTTGATGGTACTACATCCACTGCCTCAACTACAATTAGTGTTCCAGAAAACATAATGCCGACAAGTGCGGATCGAACATGTATAGCTATTATTGATGAAAATATGGGTAGTCAATCACATGCTGGTATGGAAGCTAAGTGGGCTACATTCAGAGGTAATTGGCCAAATAGAACATTCTGGTTATTACAACCAAATCAAGGTACTTATTCCGATACAATATCTACTCTACATTGTCCACCTACATTTTTAGAAGAAACAGATTCTTCTACAATTGATCTATAAATAAATATAAAGTCTTAAAATGACCGCAGAATTTTCCAGTCCAATACCAGTAGGAGCAGCTCAACCTTCTCCTATGCTTCCATTGACTAAGTATGCTCCAGTCACAGGAAATGTAGGAGATAATAAGAACAATTGGCAATTTGGAGGTGTTAATTCTTATCCATCACCATTTAGAAGTTTTTATCAACAAATTCAAACTTCAACATATAGTCTTGGTCCTTATTGTAGAAGAGTCGATACCCAAGCTTCTGGAAGAATTAAAATGAGTTTACAACTCGGACAAATAGGATTTGTTCAACAATGTTGGTATTCTTTTCCAAGAGGTGCTTTTGATACAGATAGTAATGGTGATCAATATGATGAAAATAACGTATGGTGGAGTGGGGTTAATACAACTTTTGCTCAAGTAAGAGATTTAATGACTAGTGGAGCTCCACTCATTTGGGTTGAAGTAGCTACTGGTGGTTATACTGAAACTGATCCTAATACATGGTCATTTTTAGCACCTCTAAGTGGTGCAGTTGCAAATCATGTACATGCAGCATGGAATCTAGTAGGTGGAAATAGTGTACAAGCACAAATTTTTGGTGGAAATGTTGGTACTTGTGGTGTAGGTTCTACGAATGGTACACCAGCTGACAACCCTGATGGTGGTGGTTGGGTTCCTGATTTATCATTTCTCAATAATGGATCATGGGGTGGTATGGATTGGATTTTTGGTGAAGCTGCTAACGCATCTGGTGTCGGATATAATAGTTTGAGTGCTAGTGATCAGACTGAGGTTGGAAGTGATTTAAACGATACAAATAGATCTAATTTTTTTGATACAGCTCTTGCTACACATAAAGCACAGTTAAAAGCATTTTTAGATGCATTAAAAGATGATATCTACGGTAATGGAACTGCTCTTGGTGAAGCTGCAAGACTTATAAAAATTAAAGAAACTCTTGAATTATTAGCAGCAGCACCTATGGCTGCTAACTTAATGCTTCAAGCATGGTGGCTTCCTAATTTAAGAAAATACGGAGTTAACCAATTTAATTTACCTGATGGTACTGCTTCAAATCCATATAAATGGAGACCACCAGATCATGTTCAGAAAAGATGGGCTGGACATATGAATACCACTAGTACAGGAGCTCCAGATGGATCTGATTTTAAAGCTTATATTCCAAGCACTACACCAAATAAATCAGGAACTAATGAACCTGATTGGGGATGGCATTTAACATTATTAAATAGAGGTGATACAACTTCAGTACCATTTGTAGATCCAGCAACTAATGAATTTGTTTATGCAGAAAACTATGGATTTAATAGAGGTAGTTCTGTTGCATCAGCTGATCCTTTTCTCAATAAAGTTCAATCTGCTACAAATCAACAAACAGCTGATTCTATTGGATCATTATTAGATATGCAACCAGCGACTCCATTTTTTATAATTACGGTTGTACCAATTGCCTTATTAGAATCAAATGCTAGAATGATTAAAAAAAAGAAAGGAGATCCAATTGGAGCAACAAATATAGATGCATATGATACAACAAAATTTGAAATTAGAATATCTGCAAAAAATATGAAGCAAGGAAATTCAACAATGTATAATCATTTGCTAAACACTGGTGATGCAAATGGAAACAAATTTACAGCAGTGCCATGACATTAACTTCCAACAATAAAAAGAATTTCAAACATTGGTTGAAAGAGTATAAAGGTATGTTTGGCCCTAATGATATAGTTCAAGACTATATGGGTACTGTTAATACTATGCTTACATCTTCTAGTTCTGGTGTAACTAGTAATTTAGGTAGACCTGTTAATATAGTCTTATGGAATCATGGTGAGACTATAGATTTAACTGGTAATTTAATCGAGGGTGAGTATACATATTTTCCAGCTGTTGCTTATGATCAAGTAGTTGTAAAAAATAATGCAGCAACAGTAACACTTAATTTTGATCAAAATGGTTTGATTAGTGGTAAGTCTTTAGGTGATGAAGTAACTATTGGTGATAAAAAAATAGTTGTAAAAGGTATTGGTGGTACTCTAGTACAAACACAGGTTGCCCCAACATATTCAGTTAGTGAATCTTCTACAAATGTTAACGAGGGAGATACAGTTACATTTACAATTACAACAACCAATGTTCCAAATGGCACAAGTCTGTATTGGAATACAACTGGTACTGTAGAAGCAGAAGATTTTTCTGATAATACTCTATCAGGGCTTACTACAGTTAATAATAATACTGCAACTATTACTAGAACTATAATAAATGATTATAGTGTATCTGAAGGTGCTGAAAATTTTGCATTACAAATAAGTGAGGCGGGTGTTTTAGTAGTAACATCTAACACAGTTAATGTAGCAGATACTTCTGCTGCAACTTATAGTATTTCTGGATCAAATACTGTTGTTGAAGGTAACACTGTAACTTATACTGTCAATACTACTGGAGTACCAGATGGTACATCTTTATATTATACAGTTAATCTGTCAAGCACTGATGTTACCCCACTTACAGGCTCTTTCTCAATTACAAGTAATACAGGAACATTTACTCTTACTGCTAAACAAGATTTAACAGTTGAATCTGATGAAACTCTAACAGTAAATATTCGTATAGTATCAACGAGTGGCCCAATAGTAGCTACAATGAATACTATTATCGAAGACACTGCTTTTACTATAGGATTAACACCAGCGGCTACATCTATTAACGAATCTCCTAATGGTGGTACAACTAATATTGTTATTAACGTTGCTACTAGTGGTGTTGCAGATGGTACAGTATTAACTTCAAATGTTGTTGCTTCTAGTGGTAGTACTATAACATTCGGAGATGGTGGAGATTTTAGTAACCAAACAAAGACATTTACAATAAACAGTAACGTAGGTGTTATTACAATACCTGTGTTAAGAGATGGTAAAACAGAAGGAGCAGAAAAAATAATTGTACAAGTTCTTAATGCTGATGGAGTTATTATTGCATACACACCAGAAATTACAATAAATGATACTTCATATATTGGTAAGAATCATATAGGAAAAACTTTTGGCCCTATACACGTTAATCGTGATGGTGGTTTAGTTTCAAATGCTTCAGATTGGTATACCATATGTGGCCTAGATAGTTTACCTGATGGATCTAAAGTAGCGATATTTGTTGATACCTCTGGTAGTATGACTATGCAAACTGTTCAAGCATCATATGATCAATTGATTGCTAAATTGCAAGCAAGAAGTATGGATGTTATTACTGTAACAAACCCAAGCGAAGACTGGATTACACCATTTGATCAAATTCTGACTTAATTTTTTATGATACAACTTGATGATATCAAGGCCCAATGGGCTGATGATAGCCGCATTGATAATGATCTTTTAGATAATGAATCAACAAAAATCCCTCAACTTCATTCTAAGTATTTAAATTATCTAAGTGATGTTAGGTGTTTAAAGATTAGAAAAGAACAAGAATACAAACTTTTAATTAGAGAAAAGTTTGAATACTATACTGGTAAAGCAGATGAGTCTGTATATCAGGAACAACCTTTTGATTTAAAGGTATTGAAACAAGATGTTCCGATGTACATAGAATCTGATAAGGAAATACAAAACGTAGTAACTCGTATAAATTACTATGAAGAGATGATTTTCTTACTGGAAAAAATTATCCAACAAATCAACAATAGAACCTTCCAGATTAAGAATAGCATTGAATGGCAAAAATTCATGCAAGGTAGTATCTGATGTCACAGGTCAAAATCCAAAAAAAGAACGAAGTATATCTTTCGGTGGATTGTGAGACTCATATAAAATATGAGTTATCTGAGTATTTTAGTTTTGATGTGCCTGGCGCTAAGTTCATGCCTCAATACAAAAAGAAAATATGGGATGGAAAAATTAAACTCTTCAGTCCAGCTCATGGCAGAATTTATTGTGGATTATATAGTTACTTAACTGACTGGTTAGAGAATAGAGGATATGAATACGTTGATGTAGAAGACGAAGACTACGGTTTACCAAATGAAAAGAATAAAACAATTACACCTTTAGCGGTTCATGATTTTGTTAAAAGTTTAAACATACCTTTGCAGGTAAGAGATTATCAACTTGCAGCAATTTATAAAGCGCTAAGATGGAATCGTAAGTTATTACTGTCACCGACTGCATCTGGTAAGTCTTTAATGATATATGCAATTGTGAGATGGTTTGTTGATAGTGGATCACAAGTTTTAATTGTAGTGCCTACCACATCTCTAGTAGAACAGTTAGTTGGAGACTTTAAAGAATACGGATGGAGTGCTAAAGATTATTGTCATAAAATATATTCTGGTGAAGAAAAAATATCATCAAAACCAGTTGTAGTCACAACTTGGCAATCAATATACAAACTACCAAAGAAATGGTTTGAGAGATTTGATTGTGTTATAGGAGATGAAGCACATTTATTTAAAGCAAAGTCTCTAACAAGTATTATGACAAAGTTACATAATTGTAAACATCGAATTGGTTTTACAGGTACTTTAGATGGTGAAAACGTAAACAAACTAGTTCTCGAAGGATTGTTTGGTACAGTTGATAAGGTAGTAAAGACAAAGAGTTTAATTGATAGAGGTTACTTATCAACACTTAAAATTAATATTCTTTTACTACAACATTATAAACAAAATTTTGAAACATATAATGATGAAATAGAATATATTTGTGAGTTTGAGAAGAGAAATAACTTTATTAAAAAACTTGCTTTGAATCAAACTGGAAACACTTTGATATTATTTGCAAGAGTAGAGAAACATGGAGAGCCTCTTTACAATTTGATAAATAGTAGTACATCTACTGATCGTAAGGTTTTCTTTATTTTTGGTGGTGTAGCAGCAGAAGAACGAGAATACGTTCGATACATAACGGAGAAAGAAAATGATGCCATTATTGTTGCCTCTTACGGCACCTTCTCAACTGGAATTAACATTAAAAATCTTCATAATATAATTTTTGCTTCTCCTTCAAAATCTAGAATTAGAAATTTACAGTCTATAGGTAGGGTTTTAAGAAAAGGAGATCAAAAAACAAATGCTACACTTTATGATATCGCAGATGATTTTAGTGACGGAGATAAAAAAAATTATACGTTAAACCATTTGATAGAAAGAATAAAGATATATTCTCAAGAAAAATTTAATTATGAAATTATTCCAGTCAATTTTCGGAAAGATGAATAAAGAAGAACCAAGACAAGAATTTACAGGAATGGTGAAGCTTATAGGCGGAGAAGAACTAATTGGAAAAATTTTAATAAGAGAAGCAGAAGGTGGTTTTGTAGTTGATAGTCCATTCCTTGTAAAGTCACATGTAATTACAACACCTCATGGAGACATGTTTAAAGTTGATTTAATTCCTTGGATGAAATTTTCTAAAGATGAAATCTGTTTTTTAACAAATGATAAGGTTTATGCTGTTACAGAGTGTGAAGATAGAATTAGAAGATTATATGATACAACACTTAAAAAATATTACAACGGAACAAATCCTCAATCTAATCAAGTTGTATTAGAAAAAGAGGACGGAAATTTGGGAACAGTTGAGGCGAGTAGAGCTAGTCTCGAAAAGATCTATAAATTAAATAGCTAATTTATCTCTGAACCCTTGACAGAGTTATTCTAAATAACTTTTGTATATTTGTCAAGTGGCCCCACTTGCACCAAATGTATTTTTATAGTATAATATACCATAGACAACCTAAAATATATGGCTAAGAAAAAGGAACATTATGTTAATAACAAAGAGTTTCTAGAAGCTCTAGTCATTTATCGTAAAAAGGTTCATGCAGCTGCGGAAGAGGATAAACCTCATCCAAAAGTGCCAGATTATATTGGTGAGTGTTTTCTAAAAATTGCTACTCATTTATCTTATCGTCCAAACTTTGTTAACTACATGTTTAAAGATGATATGATTTGTGATGGTATAGAAAACTGTTTACAATATATTGATAACTTTGATCCATCAAAATCTACTAATCCCTTTGCTTACTTTACTCAAATTATTTACTACGCCTTCTTAAGACGTATTCAAAAAGAAAAGAAGCAGTTGGATATAAAAAACAAATTGCTGGAAAAATCTGGATTTGATGAAGTCTTTAGTGCTGACTCTAGTGCAGTCGGGTACAATGCTTCTGATATGAATAGTATCAAAGAAACATTAGAAATTCGGAATCGATGAAACACGGAAACCTAGAACCAGAGGAAAAAGTTTTGAAACCAACAGAAAATTACGAACAGTTGTTACAACGCTTTAGTAAAAGAGTTCTACAACTTGAAGAAAAACAAGAAAGTGTAAGATTAGCACATGAGGACTGGTTAAAGTACAACAAAGAATTGGAAAGACTCGAAGGGTCAATTCAAGCTGTTGAATATCTTGCTTATGGTAAATTACCGAATGATGGAAATCATGGCGGTATGAAAGATCACAAACCAAAAGAAAAACCAATGTCTGTAGTAATTACAACAGACGAAGAAGCTCCTACTACATTTACGATAGGTGAAGGGTCTATTATCTCATCCCCTATGGGTAGTGAAGATATCACTATAAACACAAGTGACGGAACAGTTACGTTATGACAATAGCACTGATCACTGATCAGCATTTAGATGGTAGAAAAAACTCTCAGGCTTTCTGGGAGTTTTTCATGAAGTTCTATGATAATGTATTTTTTCCTACGTTAAAAAAACGTAAGATTAAAACTATCATAGATCTTGGTGATACTTTCGACAATAGAAAATCTATGGATCTTAATTCTTGGTATAGAATGAAGACTCAATATTTTCAAGTGCTTGCTGATATGGGTATTGAGATTCATATGCTAGTTGGAAATCATACTGCATATTATAAGAACACTAATAAAGTAAACACACCAGATTTATTATTAGATGGTTTTGACAATATTCATACTTACGATGAAATAACTGATGTAGAGATAGAAGGAAGAAAGTTTACAATGCTTCCTTGGATTAATCCTGAGAATGAGGATCATGTCAGGAAACACTTAGATTCTACAGATTCAGAAGTAGTTTGTGGACATTTAGAACTGAATGGTTTTGCTGCAATTCCAGGCCATTACTTTGAAGGTGGTGGATGGGATAGAAGATCTTTTGCCAAATTTAAAAAAGTATATTCTGGTCATTTTCATTTTCCATCTGAAAAAGGAAATGTAAAATATCTTGGCAATCCTTACGAAATGTTTTGGAATGACTGTGGTTCTAAGAGAGGATTTCATTTATTTGAACCTTCTACACTAGCTTTAAAATTTATTGAAAATCCATATACTATATTTAAAAAAATATTTTACGATGAAGATACATGGAACAATAATAATTTTAATGCAGAAGATTACAAAGATTGCTTTGTTAAACTAATTGTTGTTAATAAAAATAATTCTATCTGGCTTGACAGAATCATTGAAAGATTGTATGATAGTGGTATTCATGATCTAAAAATTATTGACGATACTGTCATGGATCAAGAAGAAGTTGGAGGTGTAGAACACGAAGATACCTTAACAATTCTAAATAAGTATATAGAGCAAATGGATGATAAACTCGACAAACCAGAATTGAAGAGTATTATGAAGTCTATTTACTTAGAAGCTTGTGAGGCACAATAATGTTTATTCTCACTATCAAAGACCGAGCTAACGATGGTGCTTATGCTGTCGAGAAAAAAGACGGTTCAAAGATTCTTCAAATTTTTGAAGAACAAGACGATGCGGAAAGATATGTTATGATGTTAGAAGACAATGGTTGTTCTAATATGTCTGTATATGAAATTGAAGAAAGACAAGCTATTGCAGCATGTGAAAATTTTGGTTATAATTATGCCATAGTGTCTTCTAATGACTTTGTAATTCCCCTAAGCGAAAAGCATGATTTTATTTGAGCAAATAAGTTATAAGAATTTCCTAGCATCAGGTAATACTCCAATCAGAATAAATCTTTCAGACAATGACACTACATTGATTGTAGGTCAAAATGGTGCTGGAAAGAGTACAATTATAGAAGCTATAGTATTTGCTTTATTTAATAAGTCTTTTAGAAAAATTAATAAATCACAACTAGTCAATAGTATCAATGAAAAAGACTGTGTTGTAGAAGTAGAATTTAGTATAGGTAGAAACAAATATAAAGTTATTCGTGGAATGAAACCAAGTCTATTTGAGATTTGGTCTAATGGCAAAATGCAAAATCAAGACTCTCATGTCAATGATCAACAAAAGCATTTAGAACAAAATATTTTAAAATTAAATTATAAATCATTTACTCAAATTGTAATCTTGGGTAGTGCTTCTTTTGTGCCTTTTATGCAACTGTCTGCTCCAAACCGCAGAGAGATCATAGAAGATCTTTTAGACATTCGTATTTTCTCTACAATGAATGTGTTATTAAAAGATCGAGTCAAGGTTGCTGCAGAAGAATATAAAGACAATAGTAAAGAAGTTGACTTCTTAAAAGAAAAAGCAGAAATGCAGCAAGACCATCTGAAAAGATTAGAGAAGACTGCTATGAAAACTGTAGAACAAAAACAAAAAACAATTACTAAATTTGAAGGAAAGAATATAGTTTTAGAAAAGGTTATCAGTGAATTACAAGAAAAAATTGAAACCTTTACAGACTTAGATAACTTAAAGATAATTAAGGATATTAAAGCAGTTGAGAAAAAAATTACCACAAATACAAATTTAATAAAGAGAACGGAAAAAGAAAAAATATTTTTTGAGACACATGATGAGTGCCCAAAGTGTACTCAATCAATTACAAAACAATTAAAGAAGTTTCATATAGAAGAAAACCAACAAACAATTAATACATCTGAAGATTACTTACAAGAATTAGATGATGAGATCACTGTATTAAATAAAGATCTACAAAGAATTGCAGACAATAATGCTGAAGTATCCTCTTATAATTTTGAAGTAAAATCAAAGTTGAATGAGATGAGAAAGAATAGTAATATTATCAGAGAGATTCAAGGAGAGATTGATGACTTACAGAGAAATACAAATGATATTGATTGTGAAAAAAAGAAACTCACAGAGATAGCTACTAGAGGTATTACACTTCACAAGAGAAATAAGAACCTTAAAAAAACAAATGAAAACTATGCTTTAGTTACAAGTTTGTTAAAAGATACAGGTATTAAAGGTCATATTATTAAAAAGTATTTGCCTGTTATGAATCAGTTGATTAATAAATATCTGAAAGATTTAGATTTTTATGTCAACTTTACATTAGATGAAGAGTTTAATGAAAGTATTAAATCTAGATACAGAGATGATTTTACTTATTCATCTTTTAGTGAAGGTGAAAAAATGAGAATTGATTTAGCTTTGATGTTTACATGGAGATCAATAGCTAAAATGAAAAACTCAGCAAATACAAATTTATTAATCTTGGATGAGGTATTCGATTCATCACTTGATGTATCTGGTACTGATGAGTTTTTAAGAATCATTCGAGGTGGACAACCAGACACAAATATTTTTGTTATATCACATAAGAGTGAAGTGCTACATGATAAATTTGATAGGGTATTGAAGTTTGATAAGGTGAAAAACTTTAGTAAAGTGCAGAACATATAAGATATACTAATCAATCAACCCATTGACTAAGCGCTTTGATGGCGTTATAATAGCCATATACACAAGAGGACTTATGAATCAAGGGGTTAAAACCAATCTCGCAAAACTACTTGCTACAGAGAACCTAGTAGTAGAACATGCTAATGTAGAAACAGCATCATTTGATGTTGTTAATAGAGTTTTGACTCTACCTGTATGGGAAGCATCTGAAGATGTATATGATATGCTTGTAGGTCACGAAGTTGGTCATGCTCTTTACACACCAAACGAAAAAATAGATGCTGATATTCCTAGTTCATATGTAAATGTTGTAGAAGATGCTCGTATTGAGAGAATGATCAAATCTACATATCCAGGCCTTATCAAGTCATTTTGTAGTGGTTATAAAGAACTTATCAAAAAAGATTTCTTTGAAATTGAGGGTAAAAATTTAAAAGAATTTAATTTAATAGATAGAATTAATTTATATTTCAAAATTGGTATTGCTGATGTATCATGTATAATTCCTTTTAAAGAAGAAGAAAAGAAATTTATAGAACTAACTAGGAGTGCAACTACATTTGATGAAGTTTGTAAAGTTGCAAGAGACATACATGAGTTTATGCAATTACATAAAACTAAAAAAGAATCAGATGTAGAATTACCTGAGATTCAAATGAGTAGTACAGGTAGACCACAAAATGCTGATGAAACTATAAAAGGATCTCCAAGTAAAGAATCATCAAACGAAGAAGATAAAGAAGAATTGATTGAAGAAACACCTGATCAACTGACTATAGATCCAAAGCAACCTTGGGATTCATTAGAAGACTATCTAGATGAAATTGAAAATCTTCTTAATGATGAAGAAGAAGATGAAGATGATATGGAAGTCAGCACTCAATCATCATTTAATCGTAATCAAAAGAAATTACTTTCTAAGGATACATGGTCAACTGTTACTCCTCCAGAATGTAATTGGGAAGACTACATCACTTACAATGATAAAGTTATAGATGATATGAATTATGCTAAATCAAAACTAAGAGATAAAGTAGTTTTTACATATAGTTTGAATAGTCCTGCTAAAGATCAAAAATTACTTGATAAGTATAATCAAGAATTAAGTGAGTACAAGTTATCTTCTAAGAAAGAAGTTAATTTTCTTGTTAAAGAATTTGAGATGAAAAAATCTGCATCAGCATATGCTCGTTCAACAACTTCTAAAACTGGTGTTCTTGATACAGCAAAACTTCATACTTATAAATTTAATGAAGATCTTTTCAAAAAAGTTTCAGTAGTTCCTGATGGTAAAAATCATGGATTGATGATGTTTGTTGATTGGTCTGGCTCAATGCATAATGAGTTACTTCCAACTATCAAACAACTATTCAATATTGTTCAATTCTGTAAGAAAGTAAATATTCCTTTTGAGGTTTATTCTTTTGTAGAGAATCGTGCTTCTGATCATTATTATGGTGGAAAACAATACAGTAAATGTTCTGAAAAAAATAATACAGTTGCCGTCAATGATTGTTTTCATTTAGTTCAATTCTTTAATTCACAAAGTAAAACTAAACTAGATGTTCAGATGGATGCTGTATGGATGTTGACTAAAATGACTCAGGATAATTTTGTACATAGTGTTGATGGTATGGGTGTATATGAAATGGGTGGAACACCATTAAATGAAACTATCTTTGCAGCGTCTTACTTGTATAAAAAGTTTGTTAAAAATACTAAAGTTGAGAAAGTCAATACAGTATTCCTAACTGATGGAGAATCAAATCATTTAACTGCAAACAAAAGTAGAAAAGATGAAGATGGTAATGAGTGGACTTCAAGATCTCACGTTGGAAATAGTGGTAGTTCAGTAAATTTCAATGATCCTAAGAGTGGTTATCAACAACATAAATTGGTAGAACCAGGCTATGATTCTTGGTCAGCAAGATCATTTGATGTTACCAGTAAACTAATTCAATACTATCGTTGGATTACTGGAAGTAACGTTGTAGGATACAGATTATGTAATGAAAAACCTGCTTCAATTACAAGATCAGGATCACTTGATAGAGATCAATTTACAAAAGTATGGAAAAGAAATGGATATGTTATAGAAAAGAATCTAGGATACAATGAGTTGTATATAATTAAAATGGGTAAAGGATTTGGCGAAGTTGAAGAGATGAATGCTAATAGTAATTCAACTAAAAGTAAATTGAGAAACGAATTTAAAAAACATATCAAAAGTAAGAGTTTCCATAAGATACTCTTATCTAAATTTGTTGATCAAATCGCTTGACAACGCTAAGCGTTTGAACTATAATAGTAACATACAAAGACAACCCTCATGATCATCACAACTGAAACAATTCTTGAAAATCTGAAGACTCAACACGGCACAACTGTGACTCGTCAACAAATCACTGACACTGCCAAAAAATTAGGAGTTTCTCTTTCTACTGTTCTTAAAAGATTAAAACCATACAAAGCTTCTAGAGGTGTATGGAATCTATCAATTGCAGAAAAACTAGAAAAGAATTTTAAAACCAAAACTGCAAAACCAATGTTAGTAGATTCTTTTGATACTGCATATTTAAATGCTAAGGATCTAGTTCCTGCTAAAGATCCAAACTATGTGCCTTTTGGTAACTTCAATGACATAAAAAAAGTTATTAAATCTGGTGTATTTTATCCAACATTCATTACTGGATTATCTGGTAATGGAAAAACATTCGGTGTTGAACAAGCGTGTGCTCAACTCGGAAGACAACTTATTCGTGTAAACATTACTATTGAAACAGATGAAGATGATCTTATTGGTGGTTTCCGCCTTGTTAATGGTGAAACCGTATGGCACAATGGCCCAGTCATCGAAGCCCTCAACCGAGGTGCAATCTTGCTCCTTGACGAAATCGACCTTGCCTCTAACAAGATCCTCTGCCTTCAGTCAATCCTTGAGGGATCTGGTGTTTACCTTAAAAAAATTGGAAGTTTCGTTAGACCCCAGCGAGGATTCAATATCATCGCAACCGCAAATACTAAGGGTAAAGGTTCAGACGATGGACGATTTATTGGAACTAACGTGCTCAATGAAGCCTTCCTTGAAAGATTCGCCCTCACATTTGAACAAGAATATCCCTCTGAATCAGTAGAACAAAAGATTCTAACTGCTCTTGATATTCAGTTGAATGGTAAGACAAATAAAACTTTCATTGAAAATCTTACTAAGTGGGCAGATATTATTCGTAAGACATTTGCTGAAGGTGGTGTAGATGAAGTTATTTCTACTCGCCGTCTAACACATATTGTTCGTGCTTTTTCTATCTTTAAAAATGAAACTAAAGCAATTCAAGTTTGCTTAAATCGTTTTGATGAAGAAACAAAACAATCATTCTTAGACTTATACGATAAGATCGTAATGCCTGAAGAAGTTGCTGAAGAAAAAACAACTGCAAAAACAGATGTTGTTGACATAGAGACATTTTCATAGTAAAATGTATACATCCTTAAAAATATGTTATGAAATATAATGAGGATGAGCTTCTAAAAGAAGTCTCAGATTATATTAATTCGACTTACAGTGGTCACTACAGTCAAGGTGGGGTTCAAACTCTTGACCTCATCGATGCTGTTGGTGATGCCGAAGCGTTCTGTAGATCGAATATATTGAAATACGCTTCACGTTATGATAGGAAAGGTTCAGCACGTAAGGACATTATCAAAGTATGTCATTACGCTGTTTTACTTCTTCACTTCAATGACAAAACTGCCCGAGGGCAGGCTCTCAATGATGGTACGACATCATTCTCTGTTGATTATGACAAATGAATTTATCTTCTGAAACCTTTAACGTTCTTAAAAATTTCTCTAATATCAGTCCTTCCTTAGTTGTGAAGACTGGAAATGTTCTTAGGACAATCTCTCCTATGAAAAACATTTATGCTAAGTATAATGGAGGAGAAACTTTTGAACGTGATTTTGCCCTTTATGATTTAAATGAGTTCTTATCTGGTGTATCTTTATTTAAAGATCCAGACTTTCTTTTTGATGAATCTTATGTTAAAATTAAAAGTGGTAGATCTTGCACCAAATATTTTTATTCTGATGCTAGTGTAATTACTGCTCCTCCAGAAAGAGATATTGATCTTCCTAGTGAAGATGTAACTTTTCAACTATCTGATGTTGATCTCAACTCATTGCTCAAAGCTTCAAGTGTATATCAACTTGCTGACTTATCTTTGATTAGTCAAGATGGTGACATGCTTTTTGTTGCAAGAGACAAACAGAACAATAGTTCAAACACTTATGCTGTTTCTGTAGGAAATACAACTGCAAATTTCTGTTTCAATTTCAAAGTTGAAAACTTAAAAATATTGCCAGGCGTATACGATGTAACTATATCCCATCCTAATCTATCTGTGTTTAAACATACAAGTTTAGATTTAGTGTATTGGATTGCCCTAGAACCTGATTCAACTTATGAAGCGTGAAAACTTTCTTTGGGTCGAAAAGTATCGACCACAAAAAATTGAAGATTGTATTTTACCAGATAACATAAAAAAGACTTTTCAAGAATTTGTTGACAAAGGAGAGATTCCAAATCTCTTACTTGCTGGGCCTGCTGGTACTGGTAAAACAACTATTGCAAAAGCTCTTTGTAATGAATTAGGTGTTGATTATTATGTTATCAATGGTTCTGACGAAGGAAGATTCCTAGATACTGTAAGAAATCAAGCTAAAAACTTTGCTTCTACTGTATCGTTACAGGGTAACGGCAAACCAAAAGTCATCATTATTGATGAGGCAGATAATACTACCAACGATGTCCAACTTCTTTTACGAGCGAATATTGAAACGTTTCACGCCAACTGTAGGTTCGTCTTCACCTGCAACTTCAAAAACAAAATCATCGAACCACTCCATTCCAGATGTGCCGTTTTTGACTTTACTTTCAAAGGAAGAGAAAGAGCTTCTCTTGCATCGTCTTTCTTCAAAAAGGTTTCTAAGATCCTTGGCGGAGAAGGGATCGAGTGCGATCAAAAAGTACTCGCAGAAGTTATACAAAAGTATTTCCCAGACTTTCGGAGAACGCTAAACGAATTGCAGAGATATTCTGCATGTGGAAAAATAGATACTGGCATCTTATCAATGATGTCAGAAGTAAATCTTACAGGACTAATATCAGCATTGAAAACAAAAAACTTTGCTGATGTAAGAAAGTGGACAGTTGACAATCTTGACAATGATGTTAATATTGTTATTCGTAGAGTCTACGATACCTTATATAATGCGCTAGAACCAATGTCGATTCCACAGGCTATATTGATTCTTGCTAAATATCAGTATCAGGCTGCATTTGCTGTTGATCAAGAGATCAATACACTTGCTTGTTTTACTGAAATTATGTGTGATTGCAAATTTAAATGATTTTAACTCCAGAAGATACACTATACGCTTATGGTAAAATTCATCAAGCGTATGATGGTGTAGAACGTATTGATGATTATTTTCGTATGAAAAAGATGGAGCGAATCAATAAGATTCCGACTCCTCTTTTTGGTATGAAATGGGAAGATGATCTCTTTCAAAGTTATGATATGAGTCCACAAGATATGGATTTCAAAATTGTAACACCTGATCATTCTACTTTTAATACTCTTTTGGAAATGACAGCATCTTTTACATATGAAGATGCGCCTGGCAAAGAAGTAAAAATCATAATTCAAGAAACAACCACAAATAAGGTTGTAGGATTCATTAAACTTGGATCGCCCATAATTAACTCAAGACCTAGAAACGAGTACCTTGGAGGGGTGCCTGACCTCACCATATTCAACAAGAGGGCAATAATGGGTTTCATTATTGTACCTGTACAACCATTTGGATATAATTATCTGGGTGGTAAATTGTTATCTCTAGTCTGTGCTTCTCATGAAGTCAGACAAATGTTGAATAAAAAATACAATACAGAAATGTGTCTATTTGAGACTACATCATTGTATGGTAATATAAAAGGTACAAGTCAATATGACGGACTAAAACCATATGTCAAATATCTTGGCGACACTGATTCAAAGTTTCTTCTTACTCTACCTGATAACATATATCACGATTTACATAAGTGGTTTATAGAGAAGAATGATGGAGAACAGTTAATTCATAAAGGTGCTTCTAGTCGTAAACTAAAAGTACAAACAAAAATGATTTCTATTATTAAGAACTCATTAAAACAAAATCATCCAGATAAATTTGAAGAGTTCAAACAATTTATCAAAAGCCGTGAAGATGTAACCACAAAGAAAAGATTTTATATGTCTGATTATGGATATGGTAATGTCAGAGAAGTTCTACTAGGTAAAACAGATAAGTTAATTAAAAATGAAATTAATTTTGATAAGTTTTATCTAAAAAATTTAATTCAGTGGTGGAAGAAAAGAGCCACTAAAAGATTTGATAAATTAAAGAAAGAGAATACTCTTAGAACTGAACTTGAAGTTTGGAACGAAAAAACTTTGAATACCATTGATATCATACGATGAACTTAACTGCTTTTATTGAAGATGAAATAATTTTACGAAAGACTATTCGTATTCTAATCTATCCTAACATTACTTACTTAAAAGATTTAAGAAAGGATAGTTACATTCAAGTTATTACAAATATGATAACTGAGTTGAATAAGATTAGAAGTGATCTATTCTTTTATATGATTCTGCCTGAGTATTTGGATTGTGTAGATTTTCCAAATGTCAAACAACTTTATATGAAGTTTCCATCTTATCCGCCAACGATGAGATCACACTTTGATGTATTTACATTCAAGAAATTAGTTGGTCATGATTTTGATTTTGATTTAGTATTTTCACATCTTCCAGAACATACATCTGATGTTAAAAATGTAGTTAGTAATATTACACATCACAGTCCAGCTTACTTTGGATATTCTCATTGGTTTGATTTACATGATGTTGTTACATGGTCTCATCCAAGTTTTAATAAAAACATTTTAGGTATTCTAGAAATGGATACTTGTTATGTAAATACTGAATCACAGAAAAGAATGGTTATAGAACAAGCTTCTGAAGTTTTTAATACACATATTATAGAAGACTTAAAAGATAAAATACAAGTTCAACATCTTGGCGTTAAGAAAAGAGATATTGATAAAACTATAATTCCTTATGAAAAAATTATTGTATTTAATCATAGACCAGAGACATATAAAGATTATAAAAATTTTATAGAGATAGTCAAAGAGTTACGGAAAACCAGAAAAGATTTTAAAGTATGGGTGCCTTTATTAGATCAAAAACCAAAAGAGAAATGGATTATTACAGATAAATTTAATAAAAAAGGTTACTATGAAAAACTTCGTCAATGCTGTGTAGGGTTTTCACCCAAACAAAAGTATGGTGGATGGAGTGTTTCTACTACAGATGGTTTAATGAATGGTTGTCCTTTTATCATGTATGATGCTGACTACTATCACGAACTTAATCCTACAGCAGACTTTTTTACTTCTAATAAAGAAGCTATAGTTCTTCTAAATAAATATCTAGATGATCCAAGTTATCGTGCAAAAAAATCAGTAGAGTCTATAGATTATATTGAAAATAATCTTTTATATGAAGATGAAATTAATTTTATGAGCAACTATATTAATGGGTTAGTTAATACATTACATCAAACAAAATCAGAAGTAACAGATAAACTAGTTCAATTAATTAAAGATAATAAATCGATGACAAAAAAAGAATTGTTTGGAGAACATCTTGGTTGGGGTAGGGGAATTAAATTTGGTGCTTATAGAAGAGCTCTATTGAATCATCCGAACATTTATGATACTATGAAACCAGAACCAGAATATTGTTGGAGTGAGAATTTAAATGAAGGAAACTAAATGGACTGCACAGATAATGTTACAGTCAAATAGATTAACAAGAGTAGAGTTTTTCTCACCATCTAATTTAAGAGAAGATGCTGAATCAACTGTTAAAGCATTATATGGTGTAACTGATGTTCGTCAGTTAAGAAGATTATGGTCATGAAAATACTTTTAAAAATATTAGAACCTATAGTCCTAGCAGGAGTGGTAGTCTTTTTAGGATTTGTATTTCTTATTGAGGTGATAGATCTGTTCATTGTTAGACCCATTTACCAAAAGTTATTTAAAAAGAA